ATTCCAAAAACCTGTTGTACGGAATAAGATTTACCAGCACCAGGACCTCCTGCAAGAAAAACAGCTTTAAGGATCCCTGGATCGTATACGCCTTCATTCAATATATCTTTTAATCTGATCATGGATTTATACCGATTATTTAAACTCAGTCTTAAATTTACCAATAGCAACTCTTTGTTTTAGATTAGGTGCATATTGTTTTATTTCTTTACCATTCTTTTTTATGATATGGGTCATCATACCTCCATGTCTAAAAGTTTTAAATAACTCATATTCTCCACTTCTATCTACGAACTCTTCTTTACCTTCATTAACCAATTCTTTTGGATGGAATTCCATTGGCCTTGAAAAACCTTTGACTCTAACCATAACATATCCATCAGAAGATACTGTGTCTATAATTCCAGTTTTACCTTTATATTTGTTCATGTCTTGGCGCATTAATTTGTGAATTTTTACCTTGTCACCAGATTGAAATGCTTCATTTACTGATTCATACATTTCTAAATCTGTTTGCAATCGTTGGATCATTTTACTCTTATTACCCCCAAAACCTGGATACGTCTTGTTTATATAGCTTTGGATTTCTGGGTCATATATCATTGAAGTTGCCATATCGTGAGTAAACTCTTCATCTCCCATTCCTTTGGCATCTTTCATAGCCCCTTTAAGTATTTTTTCATATTCACGTTTTGAAGTAGTTTTTTGTCCTTTATTCCAAGCTGGACCCCTAGCATTTTTTGGTTTATCCAATGTAAATCCAGGAACTTTTTTAACTAGAAAATCTAATTTGAATGTTGATTTGTTTTGGCGATCATCTACTACATGAGCAAATTTATTACCCTCAATTTTATTTATACGATATTTTTTTCCCCTCATTTCAAAGGGTTTGCCCATTAAATGATCATATTTACCTTCATTGACTGATTCACCTACTAAATTAAGATAACCACTAACATCATCTATGTTTAGTTTCAATTTTTTGGATATAGCATGATATATAGGTGTTAAATGAGTTTTCCAATTATATCTAGATCCTAGCTTGTCCTTTGCAGCATAAAACATTTTTTCAACTTTTTGTTGATCTGATGTAGATAATCCTTCATTAACTGATTCAGGTAATTGACTGATAGCATCCGCCAACTCTTCTGCCTCTTCTGCTGATTCTATTCCGATAGAATACCCTTCATCCTCGAGCCACATTTCTAAGGCCTGATCATAATCTTCACCTGTATCTCTAAAATATTTTTGAAAATCTTTGTCGCTTTCAATTTTCTTTTTAATCCTTTTTACTTTAGATGTAGATAATCCTTCATTAACTGATTCTAATATCTTTAATTGAGTTTTTATATCTTTAAGTAATCCCATAATTAAAGTGCCTTTTTAAGTACATATACTGATCCTCCGGAGCCACCGGATACTTTCAAAACAGATAAATCTACTACGCCGGCTCCTATAAGTGATGCCGCTGCTACTGTGCCGCCGTTTGTTAACGTGATAGTAGAATCTGATGATGCTGCGCATATAACAGCGCCATAGCCAAATTGAGATCCAGTAAAATCTGCTTGGGTTCCACCTGCAACTGTTACTGATTGAATATAGGCGCCCGGGTGACCCATTACATCTATATTTTTTTGTTGGTCTGTCCTGTTATCTGTATATGGTCCTTGGCTTACTCCATTACTCATCTTTTATCCTTTTACAATTTTTAATTCTTTAATAAGTTCATAATACTTTAACATTGTTAAAATATGTTTATCTTTAATAAATCGTACATCTTTTAATTCATTTAACATTTTGGTTACTTGTTTAAGTTTAATTTTAATTACCCTTGAACTAACACCAGATGTCAATTTTGTAATATTATTTTGTATTTCCGGGATTTTAGATTGAATATATTCTTGTAGTGTTATTGAATTTGATACATTATTAATATATTCCCGTAGTATACTTTTTTGATTTTCATTCAACGTATTGTATTTATCGTTAAACCTATCAATAAGAATCTTATAAGACAATAACCGAATATCTTTTTCTTGTTTTGAATATGTTTCTGAAACTAATGGCTTTTGTTTATTTTTTGTAGCAGTGACATGCTCTATTAATGTTTGTTTGGATTTCATTAATGACGCCGGATTATCAATCGAGCTATATTCAAATAATTTATAAATTGATGCAAACACTTTATAGTTAGGTATTCGCGATTTAAAAAATTCTTCAAGTAAAAATGTACTTTTAATGTCTTTAATCAAATTATATTTTCGTCGGCGTAATACACTTTCATTTAACTTTTTTCGAGCCTCTGCCGATACTGTAATAAATTTATCTGCCAAGTGTTCAGTTTTAAATTTTTCTTCTGAAAGTGCCTTGTATAAATTTAATTCTTTTGTTAGTTCTGATTTAGAATTAAAATGCTTTTTAATTAAATTTACCGATTTAGATCTTTGGTTATTCATAGTATCAACTGCTATTTGCCGTACTAATAATTCAAATAAAATACCAGTGTTTTTAAACTTTGAATGTTTAATATTTTTCATTAATATATCCTCATTGTCATGCTAATGTACGTTTTTAATAAATATTACATTATTAAAGAATCATCTCTCTTTTTCTTCTATTAAATTCGATTCATCTAGAAATGTACCTTTATCAATTTTAGACTTATCTATTTCTTCAGACAGACTTTCTTGTATAATACCATTTGTCTTTTGTTTCTGTGATAACATATCAATTAAAGCCTTATGATCTGAAGAAATGTTTTCTGTACTCAACGGACTTCCATTTTTATATTTATGTTGTAATGGATTTGGATCTGGCATATATGTTTTCGAAAGTTCTTTGGCTGCTAATGGGTCTCTACCAAATGCGTTTCTATGTTTGCCCCATGAATTTGTTTCTTTAGATCTCCCGGGGCCAGCAACTGGATTATCTGCTCCTTCATCTTGGGATCCAGGAATTTCCATTTTATTAGCGACATGCATGGCAGCTATATCATGAGGAGTTCCAAATGATTGGTTTGTCTTTTTAGGATCATTCCCTTCACTTTTAATTTGTTCTTTTCTATAGTCTTGTTTTAGATCTTCAATAACCTGTTCTTGTAACGCTTGCCATTCACTATCACTCATATTAAAAATATTTTTGTAAATCCATTCTTCTGAAAACAACATGGATTCTTTCATTGTCGTTGACACACCCATTTTTGATTCTATCAATTCTATTTTTTGTTTTTCATATATTATAGATGGACTAGTTAAAGCAAGTTCAAAATTAATTAAATCTTCATTTGTATATCCTTGAGAAAATAAATGAACAATAGCTATTTTTGTTAATTCTGAAACTATTATTCTTTGAATCCGTTCTATTGTTCTAGCAAATCTAATATCTTCTGCTGCTAATGTTGCTTTTCCTTCTATACCCTCATCAAATCCTAAAAAGGCTTTTGGTATTTTTAAGGAAGCCATCATTTTATGTTTTATATAATCTATATCTTCGATTTGTCCTTCATTCGTTAGACCCGCAAGTGCTTCTATATTCGTACCAGATTCGGCACCTCTTACAGGAAGATAATAATCTTCCAGCATATTTTGCAAATTAAATTTTAAATTGTAATCACCAGTAGTTTCATCTATATAAGGAACTTTTTTCATTTTGGCGATAATATTTTGCATATGTTGATCAACTTCATTTGGTGGAATGTTACCAACATCAACTTTAAATATACGACGTTCTGGGGCCCTCATTATTCTATGAAGTAACATTGCATCTTCCATTAACATTAATTGTTTAAAAGTTTTACGTGCTGATTCGATCATTGATTTACCATACGGTAAAAAATTAGTATCTGATAATAATCTGAAATGAGCTATTTCATAATTTTCAAATTCTTGCTGGCCATAGGTTCCGGAGGCTCCTGTGCCTTCGAAAATAAATTTTACGGAATAAGGATTATTTGGGTCATATCCTTCTTCTCTGCGAATTTCATATGCCGATAATGGTTCTACATTTACAATTCCAACTTCATCATCAATATCCAAATGTAAAAAGAAATCTCCATATTTACACATATTACGAATCCATGGCCATAAATTATAATCAACATTTATAATATCATAAAATAAATTATGAAGAATTTTTCTAATTTCAACATTATCACTCTTTATTACTAATAAATCATTTTCTTCATTTTTTACTGTACTTTCATCAGCGTATATATCTAATGCGGATGCTATAATTGGATCCATATCCATTGCTTCATAATCTGTAAATAATTCTAATTTATTTTGATGGAAATTTTGGGATTGATTATATGGACTTGCTGAACTGTATGCTGTTGAAGTATGAAGTCCAGCATACCTATCTATCATTCGTGTTCCTCTAGGATTCCCTGAAGATTGTAATTTATCTGTATCGACTACTTTTAGTCGTTTCTTTCCTATTCTACGTACTATTGCATTTGTCGAAAATAATCTCTTTAATCTCGATCTTAATGATTTGTTTGCCATTCGTTTCCTATTTTATATAAATATTACAAAAGCCAAGTTAAATCGGTATTTTCTTGCCCCGATGGTTTCCATTCCCAACCTGTACCTCTTTGTGGTTTTGAGTCATAAACTCCTTCGTTTTTATGAATATGTGATACTGCTGTCCGGGTTAAATCTATTCCTTGTTGATGTAATTTTAATGCAGTATCTCGTATCCATAAACCGATACAAAATGATATTACTAAATCATCATTATAACCTCTTTGTGCTTCTGCCTTTGACCCGTTCCAAATAAAAACAAATAATTCATCTATTAATCGTTTACTTCGGACAATTGGAGCCTTTTCCCTAAAATATGTTTCTAATTTTGATATTAATAATGGTCTAGTTCTGGTAGTCGTTGAAAAACCTGGAACCATTTGACTTTTATTTTTTAAATCGTAACCCTTTTTTAAATGGATATTTTCATCTAAATATCCGTCTTGTTTATATGAATAAAACAAATTTGAATATTTACGGTCAATTGCCACTTGTATAACTGCCCATCCTACATTTGCATTTTCAATTACTAATAAAGCATTATTATATTCTGTTGCAATTGCAATCAACATATTTCCAAATTCTGTTGTACCTATCTTTCCTTTATATTCTGCTACTTGTGCCATTGATTCAATTTCAATTACATGGCATGCCGAGTAATCTAATCCATCACCTCTAGCAACGTCTGCTACAACTATATACTTTTTGGAAAAATCTGCATATTCCCAAAGTCGTAAATTACTATCAATCCCTCTCATTTCAATTGGATCTTTAACATAAGTTTCTTCATACCATTGCAAAATTGGACCGTCTACAACTGTATGTCCGGATGTAATAAAATCACAATCACATTCTTGCGCGGCCATTTTTTCACCCAATAATTCTGTCTGCCTGTCTCTCCAAACTTGATCTCTATCTGGATGTAATGACCAATGCAATCTAATTGCATTAAATTCACTACCAATTTCTGCATCTGCCCATGTTTTATGAAAAAAGTTACCAGTGCCATTAGGTGTAGATAATATAATTGAATCACCACCTTCTGCTAATGTTTGTTGTGCAGATGCCCAAATATCATCTATTCTATCAATAAACGCAGCTTCATCTAAAACTAATAATGATAATGCTTCTGACCTGGCAGCATCTACTTTACTTGAAATGGCTTTAATTTGTGACCCATTTGCAAACCTAAGTGAAAGTTTATTATCTTCAATTGATTTTCCCCTTAACCAACTTGGTAGATTTTCATGCATAACTCTAACTTTTGTTACTAAGTTTTTAGCTACATCTTGTTTGGTGGCAATTACTAAAACATTAAAATCTGATTTAAAAATCATACACCATAAAGAATAACCAGCAGTTAATGTAGATATTCCTAATTGTCTTGATTTAAGAATTATATTATATCGATGGTCTTTAAAACTAGACAATGCATTTTCTTGAAAATCATATAAATTAAAATAAATTTTGCCTTTGGTGGGATGTTGGATAATACAATACTTTTTCATAAAATGTATAGGGTCCTTAGCACATTTTATATACTCATCTTTAATTATTTCTTTTAGTGATTTCTTTTTCATCGTGTATTATTATAAATATAATAAATTTTTTGCAATAATCCTAATATTATTTTATGTTTTTTACTACCCAAGAACTAGTCAGGATTGTTCCTACTCCTATTCCAAACCAAACAAATTTTGATTCGTACCATTTTGGCTTTGTAACCGCATATAAATTTTGATATTGATTAATCTGAGCTGTTAATAACTGGATTGTTGTGTCTTGATAATTACTTATTAATTTGTCTTGTTTAGAAAGAGTTTGATATCTTTGTATTTGGCTTTTGAAGTTGCGGAGCAATTCTGTTCTTACACTGTCCAGATATTCTAATGAATCAATATGAGCCGAAATATTTATTACTTCTGTCTCTGTAAAACAAGTATCTTGTGCGTAACTGAAACTACTTATAAATAGAAAAAAAATTACAATTAATTTCTTCATTTTACCTCCAAGCCAAATATTTAGTTTTTCCTTTTATTTTACATGCCTTTAATACCTGACCTCTATTATTATCTGCATTATAAGAAACATGAACCCAATTAGGATTTTCATCTGTTCCAAATTCCCAAATTAGTTGATCAAAATATAAATTCTTTTTTATGTAATGAAACATTTCAGCGTTAGTCTTGTGTCCATAAGTATCATCCAAATCAAATGCAGCTCCGTTATTTGCACAATGTTGAGAACTTTGAGCTCCTCCAATTCGTTTATTTAATTCTGCACTTCTAAAACAACTATTAATTTTAATAGGTCCGGATGCCCATTTTCTCAAAGGTTCAAAAATATTTTCAGCAGCTGATTGAATTCTTTTTAATTGTTCAATATCTGGAATGTTGTCAATATCATTTCTAATAGCTGTTTGACTATAAATAGCTTCTCTATAACTTATATGTTCTGAGATTTTCATTTCTTTTTTTTACCTATTGATTTAAGTTTTTTTGAAGCTTTTTTTACAGATGGTTTTTTCTTTTTCGGGTTTCCTTTTTTAACTTTCTTTTCAAGGGCTGCAATTTTCTTTGCTCCTTCTTCAATATCACTTGCAATCTGAACCCTGGTGTCTTTAGCCTTTTTGATCTCTTCCGTTACTATAACGATTTTTTTATCACGTTCTTTGATATCTTTCTTAATTTCTTTTTGCTCTTTTTTGCGTTGGGACGATTTCATAAAGAAAATAGCTGCAAGTAATCCGCCAATAAACGTAACTAAAATTCCCCAATATTTTTTTAAAATATTCATCTTTATCCTTTAAGTTTTAATAAAATCTTTTCTATATCTTCTTTGGTCTTCCAAGTACCTTCGTCCATTATATCACTCATATGTATTGCTGCTTCTTCTTGGTATAAATACCAAATACCCTTTTCAACATGAAACATAGCAAGATGACCTGTTTTATGTCCATTGAACTGCATCCATGGATCATTTGGATGACGATCCTCTTCAACCGACCAATCTTTAACTGGTCTACGCCTAAAGTATTTTATAAGTTCCTTAGCATTTTGATGTAATTTCCGACGTTTATCTCCGAAATCCCATGGGTTTTGTTCTTTTAATATATTCTTAATTTCTTTTTGAATATATCGTCTTACTTCTGTAAGTTCTAATTCTGCATTTTGATCAATAGATTTAACTGTATCTTCTAACGCCTTTTCTATCCGCTTCTTCTTTTTTGTTAGTTTTTTGAGATGTCCTAAATGTTTTGCTCTACTTTTTTCATCCTTTGCATTTTGCCATAATTTCAAATGACGTTTCATGACGCCAACTATTTTTTGTAAATCATTAGCTACTTTAGTTGCAGATTTTTTTGGTGATGCCATTTTTATTCCTTTGGTCTAAATTTTTCAGCACAAGTTACGCCTAGTCCAACACAAACTAAGTACATCATACCATCAAATACAAATTCCTGTAATGGAATTTCGAAAAATATATTACATATAAATGCAGTAGATAATAAAGCAAATGCTATTAATGTAATAAATCTCTTGGATGAAGTTTGTCCATCAACATCACTCATCATGTTCGCAAAAAATTCTTTCATTTCTTTTTTCCCTTTTTATTTTTAGTTACTTCATATTGTTTGAAAATATTCTTTTTAAGTTTTTTATAATCCTTATCAAGCTTTTTAAATATAACTTCTTTATCGGGCATATCCCATTCTTCCATAGAACCATCGCTATTAACAAATTGTGTTTTTTCTTTTAACGCATCTTTAATAACTTTTACTTCTTCATCAGTTTGCTTAAAAAATGACTTTACATTTTCAGTCATTTTCTTTTTCTCGTAATCTTCGTATTTACCTTCTATCTTTAATTTATGTTCCATATCAATAACACAATCTAAACACATACCATGTACTGTTTTCATCTTTTTATCTGCTGCACATGGTGAAGTACACGTACACGTTTCTTTTGGACAATTTTGGAATGTATGTAAATAATCTCTTGCTGCTTGCAATTTGCTATGTTTAATACGAAATCCGGCCTTTTGTTCCCAAGTAACTTCTTCTCCGGATGATGAGTCGGTTTCTGTCCATATTTCACCGACTGCTCGTTTTTTATTTTTTTCGGCAGCCTTTTCTGGGTCACCAAAATAAAATGATTTGTTGGTCTGACGACGATGCGTTCCAGACAACATTTCTTTTAATGCTTTTACATTTTGTAGTTTTTTTGCCATAATAAACCTAATTTCTTTTTTAATAAATATGCAACTATCTTGTAAACTTCATAAGGCCTAACAATTGATTTACCGGTGCAAACAGTCCTGTTAACTTATAAGTTTTTCCTTTATAAACAAATACTATACCTTCTGCCGGCACTATTTTTTCAAATCCACCCATATCTTCTATACGCTTTAATTGATGTTCTAATTTTTCTAAATCTTCTAATTTTCCAGAAGCTTGAATTTTTTTGATTTCTAACGCAATATTTTTACGTAAATCTTGTACACTTTCTTTTGGATTAACGGCAAGGTAATCTGATATGTTATGTAATACATCAACTCCCAACTCTAAAAATATTTTTTCAAATTGATAAATATTTTTTTTATTTTGTTTGACGAAATCCATTTTATCAAATTCTATTGCACTTTTTAATACTTCTGGGTCCGGGATTGATTTACCATTTAATCTAAATCCTTTATCGTTATATGCCCATCTTTGAAGCAATCCAGCCTTCACTTCTTCAGATGCCGTTGGAAATTTTTCGTTAATAAAATTTTCCCACCACTGTTGATGATATTTCATGATCTCGTCAGAATCTTTTAATTTAAATTCTTTTTGCAATTGATTTATTTTATTTAAGTAATATGTTTCTTTCTTTTCAAAATCTGGTAGACGGTTCATTGTTAATATTTTAGGTGGAATTATTTTAAAATACTTTTGTACGTCTGCATTTACACCAGCAATTAATTTTTGTAATATTTCTCCATATTCAGGATAATCAGTTGTCTTTTTTCCTTTTTCATCATATTCTGTCAATCCGTGAAATTGCAAATATGCACCTGGTCCATATGCAATTACATTTTTAGTAGCTGGATAAATAATTTCTAAATTTACAAATCTTTTTCCATTTTGAAATAATTCCATGCGCTCATCTTCTGGCAAAGATAATATTGCTTTTTCTAAATCTTCCATTGCATATGAAAATGCATCAGTTATATTTCCTCTTCCACCAAATTTCATTTTAACTTGCTTAACGTCTAAAGGATTTAATATTTCTGATTTGTTTCGTGCTGCTCCTACTTTTCCATCTTTAAATGTAACTGCTAATGCCTGTCCATCAGTCTTTTCTGTTACGTCCTTTTCTAAATTTAATTTACCATCTAACGATAATAATATAAGTTTTTTAAGATCTTTAAATGTTAAATCTCTATCATCAAATGGATGATTCATATGTCCGGCAGCTCCGCCTTCAAGTAGCAGTCCTTCATTAACTGATTCATAAACCTTATAGTTATTAAAGTGATTCATGTCTAAAAGCCGCATAGCTTCTGCTGAACCACTTCCATCTTTAGGTGCTAATATCTGCCATTGGTTTTTTCGTACTTCTTCAAAGTCAATTCCTGCATCAGTTAATTTTTTCCTGAGTGCATCTGGAGAAATACCTCCTCTTGTAGGGTTAATTTCAAGTCTCCATCCATAGTCTTCGTATTTTTCATTTACTGGTTCTGATTGAGGTATTAACCGAAACCTACTAGCAGACCTACCATTAATTAATAAGTCACCTTTTTCGTTCCAACTTATAGTTTTAACAACTATCTTTTTATTTTTAAATCTTCCCATTAATACTGTATCACCAATATTAATTGGAATTGTTATGTCTTCAAAAATATTGTCCCACCATTCTTTAGATAATGAATTTTCTACAACCTCATTTTTTTTTGATAATTTTTTAACTATAGTTTTATAAATAGTAGGATCAAACCAACCCATAATTTGTTTAAATAAATGAGGGCCTCCTGCTGCTAAAGCTTGTCGGATTGTTGTTCCGGACATTTCTCCTTGGCCAGGAACTCTTAAAGATATATGTGGAGCCACCAATGTATAAGCTCCTTTATCATACCCTATATCAGCTGATCCTGTCCATGGTCGAAAGAATTTTCCGCCTAATCGTTGTGCATCCTTTTTTCCAACTATAAAAACCGCTGCAGTGGTATTAGGATCATATTTCTTTAATAATTCATCTGCACGGTAAGGATTGCGAACTTGTACAACGTTCTTAATATTATGCTTATTAATTATAGCCTGTTTCTCTTTGAAATTAAAAGGTGAATTGGTATTATTTGTTGTATCTGATGTTACTACAAATGTATTTTTAGGGCCGAACTGTTTTTCAATCCATTTAAAAGTATCTACATGATGTTTACCCATAGGTTGAAATCTACCCGGGTAAACTGCTATTACAGTTTTAATATTTTTATTTTGTTCGGTTATTACATTATCTGCTAACCAAGTACCTAATGTCATATTGTTTTCTTTTTAATATAAATATTAACTCGACTCGCTTTCTAGCGTAGCTATTCTAGTTGTTAAATTTTCTATTATTGTTTGTTGTTCTTTTATTGCTTCAACTAAAACTGCCGTCATGTGTTTATATTTAACGTAACCATATTCGTGTTTAAAAGATCCGGATACATAAGAACCACTAGCAGCAATTCCTATTTCTGGAGTAACTTCATTTACTTCCTGAGATATGAATCCTATTTCACGTTGGGCGCCTAGGCTTCCAGTATTTCGCCAATTAAAATATACTCCTCTCAAAGCTTTAACTTTTTCTAGACTTCCGGTTATTGTTACGATATTAGTCTTTAGTCTTTCATCAGAACTTTCAACCCCATGCACACCCATCAAGCTGACTACCACGTCTTGTCGCGTTGTGGTTATTAATTGAGTATATGTGTCAGTATTCATTATGTTACCGGCTGGGCCATAAAAGGAATAATTACCAGTAATACCATCTATACTATAGGCTGCGCCATTGGCAGCAGAACGGACTCCGACATTTAAGCCGGCGCCGCCGTTGGCGGTCGTTGAGTCTGCATATATTGCATAATGAGGTGCAGTAGTAGGACCTACATTATAAACATCACTGAGAATACCATATTGTCCGCCTCCAACTGTAGAGCCTTTCCTATTACTCATTTGCACCACTGCACCGAACTTATTAGAACTGAGATTGCTGACTGCACTATCATCAATAAAATCACTTATTAAAAGGGACCATGGGGGTCCTTGGGGCATGGTGGCGCCGACAGTAACGGATGCTGTAATGTTTGTTTTATTGACAGTAATCTCTCCAGCATTAAGTGATGCAACGGACCTAAATCCCGTTTGATTGCTATCTGAAAATGCTGGATTAGATCCTCTGGTTACGGTAACGCCGCAATAAGAAGCAGTGTAGTCTGCACCACTGACATAATGTCCCATGCTTGATGTAAAAGGTGAACCTGTAGGTTCTGATATAGTTATACCAGTATTTAATAAATGAGTTGTAACTGGATTGTTCTGGCTGACGTTAAAATAAGTTGGCATGTCGAATGACTTATTTGTGCCTATAGTAACTGCAGGACCAAGTCCTAAATTGAATGCTCCTACAGGCTGAATTGACTCTGTTAAATAAAATCTAAATTCATTATCATCTTGTAAAAATTCCATTCGTTCATTTGGTGGCAAATCTGTTATTATATCTGCATTAATTCTTATATTTCCATTTGAACCACTTAGATAAGTATTTTGATCTCCAAGGAAGAATGTAGGAGTAAATAAATCTAGATTTGAACCGGACATTACAATGTTTCCATTTGATCCACTCAAATATGTATTTTGATCTCCAAGGAAGAATGTAGGAGTATTAATAATTACACTACTACCACTTAAATGTATATCATCTGTTCTTATTTGTAATAGTCCGGGATCTGTTCTAAATCTAAAATACTGTTTCGGGCCGGCGGCCATTTCTAATCCTACACCTTGATATGAGGTATTACTATCAGGTAAAACAGAACCAGAAAACAAAAGAAATCCTTTAGATGGGTTTACTGAGGATGTTGCTTCTGCCCATCCATCATAACCTACACTTCTTACAAATCCAGAATTTTTACCTGATTGATGAATTCCTTTTCCAATAGTATTACTTAAATACATACTACCGGTCATCAAGTTACGTTCACCTTCAATATAAGTGTTACTACCATTAAATAAACAACCAAAAACTTCTGTAGTGTAATCTGCTTGATTACCTTCAAAATCATAATACTGAAATTTGAATTGCTGTACTGCGTTAATTGCTAATGTAGGTACTGGAACTACTATTCGTTGAGAATTTGGTGAGAATCCTGTTTCTAAATCTGGAGTTATTTGGATATCCGATAAATGCCAATCTCCTGCTCTAATTATAAAATTAGGAGTACCGTTCCCTGTTCTATCTGCTGCAAAATCAAATTCTACATCGTCAAATCTTTTATCTCCGTTGCCATATATTGTACCAACATATTTTCCAAGAGATTCTAATTGAATTCTGTCTTTACCATACGGTGGTGGATCGGTAAATGAAGATCCGGACATGTAAACATCTATCCAACAATCAGGTGGTATGGTTTCTCCAAATAGCGCTGTAGGAGCTGGTGATCTATATGTAGATGCTATACTATAAGCATTAAATAAAATTTTATAATTACTATTTTTATAAAAATCTAAATAATATGCTGGTTGAAGTTTATGGGGCCAATGGTCGCCAAAATTTTCTTGCTTGACGCCTATGTCATAGACATCTCGCTGAAACTTAATTCCGTCTATTAAGTATGTTTCATCAAATCGTTGAGTATTAAATTTAGAGATATTAGTATTTCCGAATTTATCACGCATAGAAATTCGATAATCATTCGTCCAATGAGTATC